TCAAGTCCTGCTAATGGCATGATGCGATATAACTCTGATACCAATGTTATAGAGGGATATATCAATAGTTCTTGGCAAACTATCAGCACTGCAATAATTGCTGGAGTAACATCATTTAGCGCAGGAACTACAGGATTTACTCCTAATACATCTTCTACAGGTGTTGTAACTTTGGCTGGTACTTTGACTATTACCAATGGAGGTACAGGTATTACAACAACCCCAACTAATGGTCAATTGCTAATTGGTAATGGTACAAATTACACATTATCAACATTGACTTCAGGTGTTGGAATAACAGTAACCAATGCTTCAGGTTCTATCACAATATCTAATACACAGACACCGGGAACTATTGCATCTGCATCTACGATTACTCCTACCATTACAACTGCTCAATACAATGTGACAGCATTAGCAGTAGGTACAACATTTGCAATTCCTTCTGTAGGTGCTGATGGTCAAAAGCTAACAATTCGCATTAAAGACAATGGAACAGCCCAAACATTAGCTTGGACAACAACTTCAGGTGGATATAGAATTATTGGTTCAACCCTACCAACAACAACTGTAGCTGGTAAAGTTACCTATGTTGGCTGTGTATATAATGCTCAAGACACATTTTGGGATGTTGTTGCAGTAACAACTCAAGCTTAAAGGTTAATAATGGCAACATATTATTGGGTTGGTGGTAATGGTACTTGGGATGCAACCACTACTACTAATTGGTCTTCTAGCTCAGGTGGAACGGGTGGAGCTGGTTTCCCAACATCTGTTGATGATGTAATCTTTGATATAAGTTCTGGTACTGGAACTATTACTTGCACAGGAGCAGTTTGTAATAATTTAACTGTAAATCCTACGCAATTTATGACTTTGGGAACAACAAGTTCTACAATTTCTATTTATGGTAATTTAGTTTTTCCTGCCACTGGTTCATTTACAGTATCATCATTACTTTCAACTACTTTTGCAGCAAATACCACTGGAAAAACTATTAATATTCCTAGTAATATTAATTATAATGGAGCAGTAACATTTAATGGAGTTGGTGGTGGATGGACATTACTCAGTAAATTATCTATAAGTTCGAGTTCTTTAACTCTAACAAATGGATCATTAAATACTAATGGATTTCAATTAACTTTCTCACAAATTACTTATAGCGCTACAGGAATATTTAGTTTAACGCTTGGAACATCATTAATAGCTACAACCAGTTGGAACTTTAGCAATACAACAGGATTAACATTTAGTGGAGCTTCATCAAGCTTTTTCTATCAAAATCCGGGTGCTGCAATATTTTATGGTGGTGGCTTAACATATGGTAATTTTTACTATACTACTCCACCTGTTGGAACAGCATCGATAACATTTACTGGAGCAAATACTTTTACTGGTAGTTTTTATTCACAAGGAAGCACAGGAAATAGACCTACTTCGCTTATTTTCCCTTCTTCTGTAACAACAACAATTGGTTTTTGGGGCGCTTCTGGTTCATCATCATATATTTTAACTTTACAAAGCTCTACTGCAGGAACTCAAGCTACTATTGCTATTAGCGGAAGCGTACTATCTAGCATTACTTATGCAAGCATTAAAGATATAAAAGTAACTTCTTCTGCAACATTTAATGCTTCAAATAGCACTAATGTAAGCAATAACACAGGAATTACATTTGGTAGTCCGCTTACATTCTATTGGGTAGGTGGAATAGGAATTTGGGACAATTTTACTCCTACCAACTGGTCTTCTAGTTCGGGTGGTTCAGGTGGATATGGCGTACCATCTCAAGGAGATAATGTAATAATAGATACAAGTTCAGGAACAGGATCAATTACTGTAAATAGTGGTAATTGTAATAATCTAACTGTAACTGCAACACAGGCAATTATATTGGGAACTATTAGTAATTCTACTGTTTACATTTGTGGAAGTTTATCTTTTCCAACTAGCAGTTCTTTTACTGCATCAACAGCAGCCAATTTATATTTTATAGGTGGCTCTGGTACTCAGACTATAAATACAAATGGAATAAATTTAAACATAATAAGTTTTTATGGTACTGGTAATACATGGAATTTAAACAGTTCTCTTTCCTGCACAAGTAATTTTATTTTTAACGGAGGTACGATAAATACTAATAACTATAATATATCGGCAGGACAAGGTTTTACTGTTTCTATGAGTTTTGGATGCACTGGTGTATTCAATTTAGGAACATCAACTTTAACTGGAATTAATTGGCTTGCTGCGGCTACATCTTTAACAATGAATGCTTCAAACTCTACAATAATAATAAATGGAGCAAGCAATACTTTTCAAGGCGCTGGTTTTACTTACGGAAATCTTGTATTTTCTCCGACTACAACAAATGGTACTTATAGTATTACTGGTTCAAATACTTTTGTTGGAACAATATCTAGTACAGCAACTATACCATTTGTAATAAATCTTCAATCCTCTACAACAACAACTGTTGGAAATTGGACTGCTAGTGGTACAGCAGGTAATTTAATAACTTTAAAAAGTTCAATAGCAGGAACACAAGCTACTTTAACCAAATCTGGTGGAGGTACAGTTTCTGCAAGTTATTTAAGCATTAAAGATTCAAAAGCAACTCCATCTTCTACTTGGACAGCTATAAATAGTACCAATGTCAGCAATAATACAGGCTGGACATTTACTACTGTAATAAACAATTCAGGAAACTTTCTTTTGCTTTTTTAAGGATCAATCATGGCTCAATCAGGATATACACCAATCATTATCTACAACAGTGGAACAGCTTCTAATCAGCCTACAGTAGGTAATTTGGCTTATGGTGAGCTTGCATTAAATTATGCAGATGGAAAGCTGTATTACAAGAATGCATCTAATGTCATTACAGTATTAGCTAATTCAAATTATGCAACTAGCGTAACATCATTTAGCGCAGGAACTACAGGCTTTACTCCTTCTACTGCAACTAATGGCGTTGTAACCCTTGCGGGAACATTGGCTTCTACTAATGGTGGAACAGGATTAACTACTTTTGTAGCTGCGAATAATGCGATTTATTCAACCTCTTCATCTGCTTTAACTGCAGGAACTCTTCCTGTTTTAGCTGGTGGTACTGGAGTTACAACATCTACAGGAACAGGATCAAATGTATTAAGTACAAGTCCTACTTTGGTTACTCCTATTTTAGGAACACCAAACTCAGGAACATTAACTAATTGTACTGGTCTTCCAATTAGCACAGGTGTTAGTGGATTGGGAACAGGGATTGCAACTGCTCTTGGAACTGCTGTTGGAACAGCAGGATCTATTGTGGTCAATGGTGGTGTTTTAGGAACTCCAAGTTCAGGAACATTGACGAATGCTACAGGTCTTCCTTTAACGACAGGCGTGACAGGTACTCTTCCTGTAGGTAATGGCGGTACAGGTATTACAACAGCCCCTATAGCAGGATCTGTAGTTTATGGAGCTTCTACTTCTGCACAAGGATACACAACAGCAGGAACTACAGGACAAGCTCTTTTATCTGGTGGCACAGGCTCTCCAACATGGGGAACATTAAGTATTGGCGCAGGTGGAACAGGTCAAACAACGGCTTCTGCTGCATTTAATGCTTTAAGCCCAATTACTACAACTGGCGATTTAATCATTGGAAATGGTACAAGTAGCGCTACAAGATTAGCTATTGGTACAAATGCTTATGTTTTAACTTCAAATGGAACAACAGCATCTTGGCAACCAATTCCAACTCCATCAGCAGGAGGTTCAAATACTCAAGTTCAATATAATAATTCAGGGGTATTAGCTGGATCAGCTAATATGACCTTCAATGGTACAGCTTTAACACTTGCAAATAATTTAACAATTGGAGCAACTTATCCAATAACAATTGGTGGAAGCAATAGTAATTCAAATACAATTTTTGGATATTTAGCATATAACGCTGGGTCTGGAAATGGAAATACAGCAATAGGCAACTCAACATTATATTCTACAGGAGCTGCAGCATTTCAAACTGGAGTTGGTTGTGGAGCTAATTCATACATCACAGGAAATGGAAATACTGGTGTTGGATATTTTGCTTTAGCAGGTAGTGCAGGAAGTAGTAGTGGATCATTCAATTCGGGTCTTGGTTATTATGCAGGTAATGCAATCACCACAGGTGGAAACAATGTTTGCTTGGGAAATAACTCTGGAAATGATGCGCTTATAACTATTACAACTCAATCGAATACAGTTGTATTAGGAAACAATTCCACCGCTTCTTTTTATTGCAAAACATCAACAATTACTACTTCTGATATTCGTGATAAAACAGGGATTAGACTAATCACTTTAGGATTGGATTTTGTAAACAGAATCAATGCTATTGCTTATCAATTCAAAGTTTCAAGGGAAGACGATACTCCATCAAGCAGAACTTATTTAGGTTGGTCAGCTCAAGATGTATTGGAAAACCAAGGATCAGAACAAATTGTTGACAACTCTGACCCTGAACATCTTAAAATGGCTGGTATGGATATGGTAGCTGTATTGTGGAATGCAGTGCAAGAATTAAGTGCTCAAGTAACCGCATTACAAGCTAAAATTCCTGCCTAAACCAAACAAAAGAGGAGTTATGCAAGATAACTTAGTTACATCGTCGTACTTTGTTACAACGATCCATACCATTAAAAAGCCTGAATTTTTAAAGGTTGTAGCCCCCATATTTGAAGAATATGTTGCAATGCAAGATAAGTCAAAAATGAGTGAACTTTACCCTGCAATTATGACTGGTAATATGGCTACAGATTCTAGATTGAATGAGTTTTTGTCTTACATTGCATCTACAGCATGGAATATCCTTAACGCTCAAGGATACAAAATGGATGGCAAAATCACTTATTTTCATGAAATTTGGGGTCAAGAGCACTATAAATATTCTAGTATGGATGAGCATATTCATGCCCTTGGAGCGCAAATATCAGGATTTTTCTTTATAGATTGTCCTGAAAACTCATCTCAAATCATTGTTCATGATCCAAGGGTAGGCAAGGTTCAAGCTAGTATGACTGAGGCTGATACTTCAAAAATCACTCAATCAACCAATATGGTGAGCTTTAAGCCTGAGAATGGTATGTTGCTTTTTTCTAACTCTTGGTTACCTCATTCTTTTACTAGAAATGGGTCAGATAAGCCATTTAAGTTCCTTCATTTTAATCTTGGAATTATGGCTGCTCCTGAACTACCAAAGCCTATTGTGATATGAACAAGTACCGCATACGATTCAATAAAAGTCGTGGTCAAATAGGGCGTGGAACTGTTGACCATGTATGGCGAGTGTTTGAAAACAATCAAGAATTTTTGGCAAAACAAGTTAAAATTAATGTGCCTTCGTTCTCTGAAAGAGAATCAAACAGTGACGATTGGAACATATGTTGTTTTGGCTCAATGACTATTGATAAAGAAACATCTACAATCATTATCGGGGAATCTGCTACCCCAGTTTAGCAGGAATTTTTTAGGAAATTAAAGAATGTTCAATGTAACTTTAAACTTGTTTGACGCAGAAGTACAAGATATTGTCAATGTTTTAGGCAATATGCCAACAAACTCACAAGCTTTTCCTTTGTTTATAAAGATTAATTCACAGCTTGAGGCTGCAAAACAAGCTAATGCTAATCCTGAAGTTCCTGTTGAAATTCCTGCAGAAATTACAGTTGAAGCCCCTCAATCCACAGAAGGAACTCCATCATGAATTGGTTAAAAGAAATACGATTGCATATTGCAACCTTTGAAACTCAAGCTGAATCTGAGCTTCATAAATTTGTTGATTACTTGGAAATAAAGTATAAAGAACCTGGTCCAGCTATTGTTTTACCTCCAAATCCATTAGCCCCAAATGGAGAATCAACATTCCCATCCGTTGTTGCTGATCCAACTCCAGTAGTTATTGCTCCCCCAACTGTTGTAGAAGTTCCTGTTGTTGTAGATATTCCTGCTGAAGAAGCTCCTGAAGCTACAGTAACACCAACAACTTGCACTCCTGCAGTTAGCCAAGAATCTAATGTAAGTTAATCATGGATATGGAAACTCTCGTAGCCGAAACGGATAAGCGATTGTCAATTCACGAAGCTGTATGTGCTGAACGCTACGAGGGAATTCAAGAAGCCCTCAAAAAAGGCGTTGGTCGTATGCAAAAGATTGAATACTTGCTTTATGGAGTCATTGGAGCTGTATTGCTTGGACCAAACTTTGCAGCAACATTAATTAGTCACTTTATTGGAAAATGATATGGAATGGCTTAAACAAATTGCACCTACTATTGCTACTTGCCTTGGTGGTCCTCTTGCTGGTTTGGCTGTTACTGCAGTTTCTAAAGCGCTTGGAATAGATGAATCTCAAGTACAAGACACTATAGATAGTGGAAAATTAAACTCTGACCAGATAGCCTCTATCAAACAAGCTGAAATTGAACTTCAAAAATCAGCTCAAGAGTTAGGCTTAAACTTTGAACAATTAGCTGTGGAGGATAGAAAAAGTGCTCGTGATATGCAAGCAATTACTCATTCCCTTATTCCTCCTACCCTTTCTATTCTTGTTACTTTTGGGTTTTTTGGCATACTTTCCTATCTTATGGTTACTCCTACGGATACTGCGAATACACCCCTAATGATTATGCTAGGAAGCCTTGGAACTGCTTGGACAGGCATTATTGCTTTCTATTTTGGTAGCTCTGCAGGAAGTCAGAAAAAAGACCAAATGTTATTTAACTCATCACCAAAAGAGAATTAATATGGATTTCGTAGACATCTTATCTAAAGCTTGGCCCGTATTCCTTGGATTTATTACCTTGGTCATTGCTTTGGCTAAGATGGATGTCCGTATTGGCGTATTAGAAGAAAAAGTTAAATCTTTGTTTGATATGTGGAACAAGAAGCAATGAATGAACAATTAGAAACCGCAAAAGAAGTTGCTGGCAAATCAATTGGAAAGCATGGTCTTGCCTATATAACAGCCATTATTTTGATTGCTGTAGGAGCAAGCATATTCCTTGACTCTACTAAGATTGCTGCTGTAATTGGTATGGCTGGTGGTGCTTTGATGGCTATTATCAATATGATGAATGGCGTTGCAGGAACTACTGAAAAAGAAGAAAAGCCAGAATTTCAGGTTATTCAACAGCTTATTCAGCGCTTGGATCATCTTGCTGAAAAAGAGCCTCCAATGTCAGTAACAGTTGATGGCGATAAAGTCACAGTCACCAAGGGTGCAGATACTATTACCACCTCCAAATGAACGAACAACAATTATCTCAGCTTGGCATTGATTCTAAATGGCTTGTTCCATTGCAAGATACCTTTACCAAGTATGGTATTGACACTGTAAAGAGGCAATCTGCCTTCTTAGGTCAGTGCATGCATGAATCAAATAACTTCAAGACGCTAGAGGAAAACCTTCATTATTCTGCAGGGGCTTTGATGCGTGTATGGAGTTCTAGATTTCCCGATGCCAATACTGCTGAAAAGTATGCAAATAACCCTGAAGCTATAGCAAACAAGGTCTATGGAGGTCGTGCTGAGCTAGGTAATACCGAAGATGGGGATGGTTGGAAATTTCATGGCAGAGGCGTTATACAGCTTACAGGAAGGGCTAATTACACAGTCTGTGGTCAAGCCCTTGGTAGACCTTTTGCGGACACTCCTGAGCTTCTGTTAGAGCCTGAGAATGCCTGTCTATCTGCAGGTTGGTTTTGGAACAAAAAGGGTCTAAATGCTCTTGCTGATTCTGGCGACTACACAACTATGACTAAACGCATTAATGGTGGCACTTTAGGTCTTGATGACAGGATTGCCAAAATACAGAAAGCTAGTTCTATTTTATCCCAATAAGGTGTAAAATCGGAGCAAATAACTGTTTGATAAAAATGGTTGCCATCATTAGATTATTGGAATCCAAAAACATATGACGACAACCTTACCTGCCAATACTCAAGCGTCAGCAATGACATGGAATAGCTTGATTAGCGATATTGAACAGTATCTAGAACGAAGCGATGCTGCTGTCGTTAATCAAATTCCTGAATTCATTATGCTTGCTGAGTTTGAAATTGCTCAGCAGATTAAGACATTGGGTCAAATTCAGGTAGTTGAATCTACCATGAGCGCAGGCAATCCAATCATTCCTAAACCTGTTCGTTGGCGCAAAACAGTATCATTCAATGTATCTAGCGGTGGCACAATTACCCCTGTTTTTGTTCGTAAATACGAATATCTACGCTCATATGATTCTAATGCTGCTCAGGGTTTACCCTTATATTATGGTGATTACAACTACGATAATTGGCTAGTTTCACCAACTCCTGACCAAGCTTATTCATTCGAGGTTTTGTATTACGAGCGAATTGCTCCTTTATCACAACAAAATCAGACTAATTGGCTTACTCAAAATGCTCCAAATGCCATGCTTTATGGCACTTTATTACAAGCTATGCCGTTCCTTAAAAACGACCAACGGCAGATTTTTCAACAAAAATACACTGAAGCAATGACAGCTCTTAAACAAGAAGACTTATTGCGTACAGGTGACCGCCAATCTGTTGCACAGGATAGTTAATCATGACGACATACACCAGCCCCTTTACAGGTCAAACAATCACACCCTCTCAGGTTGGTTATGAATCTTTAACCATTTCTGCAAGCACAACCCTATCTTGGCCCAGTAATGGCACAAATTCCACTACTGTAGCTACAAATATTGTTGATGTAACAGCAACGACAACAGGTCTTTTATTGTTGATGCCTACAGCAGCTCAGGTATCAGTTGGTCAAGCAATTATTGTTCGTAATATTGGATCAAATCCTTTTACAATTACCGATAATCTTGGAAATACTATTGTTTCAGCAACTTCAGGAATTGCTTATTACATTTGGTTAACAAACAATACTGTTACCGCATTTGTTGATGGAACATGGGCAACTGTAACTTTTGGAGCAGGAACATCTGCTGCAAATGCATCTTCTTTAGCAGGTTATGGTTTAACAGCTATTGGAAATACCTTAAATCAGCAATATTATGTATCAACTTATTCTTCAAATACAACATTAAGCTCTACTGCAAGAGCGCAAATGAATGTATGGACAGGTGGGGCAGGAACATTTACTTTGCCATCTGCATCAACTGTTGGAGCTAACTGGTTTACTATTTTCAAAAATGATGGTGCTGGTATTTTGACATTACAACCAAATGGTACTGATACTATTGATGGAAATTCAATTCAACAGCTTCAATTAAATGAATCTATTGTTCTTGTTTCAAGCGGAACAACAGCAGGTTGGTATTCTTATGCTTATGGTAGATCAAATCAGTTTTCATATACAGAATTAGCATTAGTAGTTACAGGTGGCACTACCACTTTAAGCTCTACTCAAGCATCAAATACTATTCAAATTTACACAGGAACTTTAACAAGCAATCAAACCATTGTTGTTCCTTCTACAGTTCAGCTTTATACATTTACAAACAATACAACAGGATCTTATACATTTACTGTTAAAACTTCTGTAACTGGTGGGGCTACTGTAACTATTCCACAAAGCAATTCTTTAATTTTGGTATGCGATGGCACGAATGTGTATAACGCTGCTTCAGGATCATCTAATTCATATACAACTATAACAATTGGTACAGGATCACCTTCAGTACCATCTATTAACTTTACTGGTGATGCCAATACAGGTATTTATCACCCAACTACTGGTCAAGTAGGTTTTTCATCTTCAGGAACACAAGTAGGGTATTTTTATAGTGCTGGTCTTTATGTTATTGGTTCAATTACCTCTACAGTTGGTCTTAGTGGAGGAACATTTTGACCACTAATGTCATATCTCTGAATATCAAGCCCGGTATTCAACGGGATGGTACTCAATTTGACTCTGACAAATATGTAGATGGCATGTGGGTCAGGTTTCAGCGTGGTCGCCCTCGTAAAATTGGTGGATACAATGGTATCTTCTTAAATGCATCAGAGATTAGTCGTGGCATGACCATGCAATCTCAACTAGGTCTTAACTACTTCTACTCTGGTAGCAAAAGCTATTTACAGATGTGGCAAACCAATAATACCAATGGTGTTGGATTTGGCCCTACAAACATTTCATTGCCATCTGACTTTACAGTAAATGCTAATAATCTTTGGCAGTTTGATATTGGTTATGATCCGAATGGATCAGGAAACCTTAATGTTGTTGCACATCCGGGGCAAAATTTAGCAGACATTGATAACACTGTTAATACACCTGTTTTATATGGTCAGTTCCCCGGTGGAGCTTTATCTAAGGTTGGAGTATTTACAGCTACTGGTACGATTTCTGGATCAACTTTTACTATTGCTTCAGCCAACTATCTGATTAATATTGGTCAGTCTGTAAGCGGTGGTGGATTAAGCGCAGGAACAACTGTAGTTTCATCCTCTGTATCAGGAACAACTACAACAGTCATTTTATCTAGTAGCGGAACTTCAGGCTCTCAGACGCTGACATTTGATAACAATATTTCTGTATCAGGTGGAGCTTGCATGCTCTATCCTTATCTATTTGTTTATGGAAACAATGGATTAATTCAAAACAATTCAGCAGGAAACTTTTATAACTGGGTAGCTCCTGACTCAAACATAAACACAGTTTCATCTACAAAAGTTGTAAAAGGTCTTCCATTGCGTGGTGGTACAACATCTCCTGCAGGATTATTTTGGAGTCTTGACCAACTTACCCGTGTTACTTATTCACCTCAGACAGTAGGAACAGCTACTATTTATTGGCGTTATGACATCATATCTACGCAAACTTCTATCATGTCATCCAATTGCGTGATTGAATATGATGGCATCTATTATTGGATAGGTGTTGACCGATTTTTAATGTATAACGGAGTTGTTCAAGAAGTTCCTAATGCAGTAAATCAAAATTTCTTTTTTGATAACTTAAATTTTGCTCAACGCCAAAAAGTATGGGCAATGAAGATTCCTCGTTGGGGTGAAATTTGGTGGTTTTACCCTTCAGGAAATGCTACAGAATGTAATAACGCTATTATTTATAATGTGCGTGAACAAGTATGGTATGACGCAGGCTTTGCACAGGGTGCTAATCGTTCTGCAGGCGTATTCTCAGAAGTTTTCAAATACCCTATTTGGGCTGACAATGTTGCAAATAGCTCGAATACCTATACTCTTTGGCAACATGAAATTGGCACTGACCAAGTTTATTTGACCAATACTAATGCTGTTCAATCTTATTTTGAAACAAATAGCTTAGGATGGGTAAGAGGTGGTCCAGGAATGGTCAAACCTGAAGGACCTAACAACTATATCCGTTTAGAGCGTGTTGAGCCTGACTTTGTTCAATCGGGCAATATGAACTTATATGTTAAAGGTAAAGGCTATGCTGATGATACAGATGCTACAAGCCAATATAGTCCTTATGTATTTAGCCCATCAACTCTTAAGATAGATATGAAAGAGCAGTATCGTGAGATGCGCTTACGATTTGAGAGTAATACCTATGGTGGAAATTATCAAATGGGTAATGTCTTATTAAGTGCTGATGTTGGTGATGTTCGTTCTACAGGTAACCCATAATGGCAACTACATACGACCCTAGAGGCATGACTTGGGATCAATGGTGTGCATTGATGGCTGAGCAATTTGCTGGTAATCAGTTAGGAACTGTGCCTGAAGAAAGATGGAAAGAATGGGCAGCAGGCATGAATGGCATTGGATACTTTGGTCAGTCCGATATTCCCGATGGTAGAAACTTTGGAAGTTGGCAACAGTGGGCTGCAGCTCTAGTTGGTATCATGTCTATTACTCCAATTACAGGGCAATTTTCATGACTAAATACTGGTGTGATAACTCTCCAATTTGGACACATTATGGAAATGCCTCAAGTGTTCTTTTCCCTGCATGGGAAAGGGCTTTTGCAACTGTAATAGATCATTATTTGCCAAAAGTAACAGATATAGAGCTTAAAAATAGAATGATTCAATTTAAAAAGGAAGAGCTTGCTCATGCATCTGCTCATGAATCATTTAATAAGCGTCATAATTTAGTTGACTTAGAAATGCTTGAGTTTAAAAAAACTAAAGCTATCAACAAAAAGCCGGGATTAAAATTTTGGCTTGGAACTATGGTATCTATCGAACATCTAGCATCATGTATGTCTAGATCAGTTTTAAATCGCTGGAATCATGTTGATGATAGAGATTACAAATTATTTTGTTGGCATGCTAAAGAAGAGTTAGGGCATAAGAGTCTTGCTATTGATTTATGGGATCATTTAGGTTATCCACGCTCAAATCTTAAAAAGATTGCTTTTATAAATCAAAAATATGTTATGAAGTTTTTGATTGGATACACAATTTCAAAAACAAAAGAAGAGAAACAATTTTTCAAACTAAAAACATGGTTTGAAATGTTTTCTTGGTTAATTTTTGTAACATCAAATGTGCTTATTCCGATGCTTGGCGTTTACTTTGCAAGCTTTCACCCAAACAAAACTGATGACACTAAATATTTGCAGGTGGTGGCATGAAATACTCATCAAAACACTTTGGTGAAAAGTTTAAGTCTACAAAACAAATGTCTATAGAGGACATTGTTAAAAAAGATATTGCTGTTAATGGAAAACGATTGGGTGTTACTTTAGATCAAGGTATCACTGCATTAACAAATTTTAAAACCAATGGTGCAACTTTTAAACGAGTTGGCAATACATTATTTATTATATTTGAAAATAGTAATGGAATAATTAAATACCATTCAGTTAATGGCGATCCATTAAAAACATTTTTATACAATTGTCTTGTATTTTTTTCGTTTTTACACGAACAAGGATATACACAAGCAATAACTTATTTTTCAGATAGCTATACTCAAAAACTATTACAAAAATATAAATTACAAAATCAAGCTATTGAGCCATCTAATGACCCTAAACAAGGAGCTATGATGCTTGTTACTAATTTGACAAGGAGTGCCTAAGTGGGTTGGGTATCGAAAAATACGCAAAGTATTAGTAGCATTGTTCAACAAGGATCTGCAACACTTGCCTCTATTGACCCCGGTGCTGCAATCGGTAAAGTTGGTGCTAGTGTAGATAAATTTGTAAATCAAGTTATTCCCGGTGGTTGGGCTATGGTGGGAGCTGTTGCTCTTACAGCTGCTTCACTTGGGACTGTTGATTTAGAACCAGAAGCATTGGGTGTAGAAGGAGGATCTGCTTTAGCTGGAACAGGAAGTGCATCCATAACACCTACTGCAGATGCAATATTAGCAGGTGGATCAACCACAGGAGCTGCTACTGGATCAAGTATAGGTCTTACTACAGGAACAGGTGCTCTTAGTACGGGTGTAAGTGGATTAGGTGGTGCTGCAGGAACAGGATTAACCTTTGGTGGCGTTGGTGCAGGAGCTTCTTCAACATTAAGTCCTGCTGTGCAAGCTATGTTAACTGCAGCAGGAAATGGAGCATTAACAGGCGGTACATTAGGTGGCGTAAAAGCA